TCCCCAACGTTTTTAATATGAACTTTGAGCGTCACAGTATCGTCTTTAGACATTTCCATTACCTTTGCTTTTACATCATCATCTTTTATATAGCATTGAACACCAACAATTGCAAATTTGTCTGTCTGAGAGAATACACCGATATACTTACCGTTGCTGTCAATAACATCTAATCGACCAGTAATTTCTAAGTATTTGTCATTGTAAGTATCTTCTGCTTTCATTGCATTGTTTTTCAAATCATCCATCATGGTGCTTACATCAACCGCAGTATACTCAATTTCCGGTTCTGATTCGGTCTCAACTTCCTTTACCTCTGGTGTCGAATTTTGAGTTTCGTTTGTGCTTGATGATTGTGAAGTGGTAGTAGTTTCTGAATTGTCGGAATTTCCACCAGAAGCAGAACCGATAGCAGCAAGAACCATGATCACAATTAAAACAATCGCCCATTTCGGTAAACCTTGTTTCTTTTTGCATACTGGACATATCTTTGCTTTCTTAGGAATCTCCGATTGACAGTGTTTACATACTTTAGTATCTTTTGATTCGTTCATGATTTTGAACTCCCCTTTCTTTTGATACTACAATTATAAAGCAAAATGATTATAAAACAATACATTTTTGTCATTTTTTTATGACATTTTTTTGCAAAATGAAAGTTTAGGATAAAAACAAATGGATGCGTTATTGACTTTTCGAACATACGTTCGTATACTTTATGTATCAAATAGAAAGGTGGTATTGGATATGGGAGAGCTTAAAGAGAAAATAATAGAATTAATAGAGAAGTGCATGGACGAGGATGATCTCCGAACCGTATATGCATTTATAAAGAGGTTTTTAAGATAAAAGAAAAAGACAAGGGTTTGCGCATTGCCCTTGTCTTTCTTTTTACTTCTTTACAAGCTTTTCTGCTAGCTTCTGGATTGTGTTCCAGTCGTTTTCATCCAGTTCTGAGATAGCGGCTATGAATCTGTAACGCTGGTCTTTTTCCCCGGCTTTCAGAACATCTGCAAGAAATTCAGCTATCTTTTCATTTTCGGTCTTTTGAATGAACATTTCGCCTTTTCCGGTCTCTAACCATTCCTTATTGACGCTAAATTTTTCGCATATCAGATTTATAACAGCATCAGACGGATTTCTTCTTCCTGCTTCATAGCTAGATATATTGGAAACTGATATACCGAGTTTTTCTGCAAATTCATTCTGGTTGCAACCTAATTTTTTTCTTATTTGCTTTAATCGGTTCTGCATTTTCTCACCTCCTATTAATAATATACTACAACATGTTAAAAAAGTAAATAAAAAAATTGTACTTTGTACAAAAAATAGTATTGACAAAAATATGTACATAGTGCTATATTAATAATGTACAAAGTACAAAACAAGAAAGGAAGTGAGCAAATGAGCGAAAAACAGAAAGAATCCCTTACAAGACTGGCTGAAACAGTATCACAGCTGGACAAAGAAAACTTCAACTATATTCTCGGTGTTGCGGATGGTATGGCAATCTCAAAGAAACAGTCGGAAGTTGACAAGCAGATTGCCATGTGTGGGAGCGTTAAATAATGAGAAAGGAGATTGTATGAACAAAGCAGACATGGAAATTACACCAGAGAGGAAAGCCAAGATTATGGACATTCTGTTAGAGATTTACGAAAGACAGGAAGGAATTAAGCTTGTAGTTAAGGATAATGCATCATGAAAAATGTAGCAAAAGTTTTTATAGCGGTAGGGCTTGGAATCCTGTTTCTTGGTGGAATGCTCGATGCGGATGGAATGTATTATGTTTTTCTGCTGATTGCAATAGCTCTCGGTGCGGTGATTGCACTTATTGGAGTTGTGATCTTTGACGTGGAGAACCGCCGGGAAGAAAAGCGGAAAGCAGACTTTAACATGATCCGCCGGAAGGACAAGCTTGACGCTGATGTTGAGTTCCTTTGGGAATTTGAGGACAAAAAAATAGCACCCTGATAACTTTGGCGAGTACAGGTGCTATTTAACCGTGGAAATACAAAAGTACTTCTGCGTTTATTATAACACGTAGTTAAATTTTTGGAAAGCGTGATTTTATGATTTACAGGAAATGCAGAATCTGTGGATGTAGTTTAGATCCCGGCGAAGGAAACATGTGTGAAGAATGCCGGGACGAGCAGTACATGAAGCAACAGCAAGAGAAAGCTGTCAGATACATGGTGTTATCTACAGATTTCAGACAGATGGAAATGGAGGAATTTTTAAATGGCAGCGCCTAGTTTGACATGGAAGGATTTAGGAATACTCAAGGATGCACTGGCAGAATTTGAAAGAACACTGGAAGATTTAGGCATAGAAGCCGGTGAAGTCTCATGGCATACCGATGGAAGTATTCATGGTGAATTCGTGTATGGCACAAGGAAGCTGATTACCAACACAGACGATGATGGGGAGGGATTTTCTCACAGATATGAATGATAGTTACGATTTGTGGAAAGACAGAGATCGGAGTCAAGGCGAATGGCTTGAGCGTAGACCAAAATGTATATGTTGCGGTGAACACATCCAGGATGATACAGCAGTACAGATTAGAGGAGATTATTATTGCGATAGCTGCCTGGATGATATGAGAGTTTATATCGAAGATTGAGAGGCAAGATAATGGAAAATAATTTTTTAAATGCAAATGAAATCAGTTGCAGAGTTCAGCAGATTTCAGAAAAAGGATTGTCTTTGCTGTTGTATGTCACTTCCAGAGATGGACAAAAAAGGCTTGATGAAAAATATGGAGCGCTCGGATGGCAGGACAGATATGAAGTAATCGATGGAGATTTATATTGCATTATTTCTGCATGGGACAACGAAAAGAAGATGTGGATTTCTAAAGAGGATGTAGGAACTGCATCTTATACAGCAAAAGAAAAGGGACGAGCATCGGATGCATTTAAGAGGGCATGTGTAAAGCATGGAATTGGAAGAGAATTATATACGGCACCTTTTATATGGATTCCGGCAGTCAATTGTCATATTAAAACAGACAATAATGGAAAATCTTCTACAAGAGATAAGTTTTTTGTAAATCTTATTAAATATTCCTCGGATGGCAAAATTGATGAATTGGAAATTGTAGATCAGGAGATGAACATTGTATTTAAACAATATCCGTCTCAGAAAATTGATGATGTGAAATATCAGGTTCTACTCGGAAAACTGAAAGAAGCGGATGTATCAATGGATACAATTGTTGAGCTGTTTCATGTAAATACATTACAGGAACTTGATATTAATCAGTGGAATAAATGCATGAGAAAACTTGAAGTCACGATTGCAGCAAATGCCGGAAAAAAGGGTGATGCATAATGCATGCGCTTGTAAAGATTAACCAATACCGAGAGCAGAAAGACGGAACAGACTTGGTTGTATCTGTTCCAGATCTGAAGCTTGGGGACATGTTCCAAAGAAAGAAAATTAGAAATGCCGAGATCAGGTTTGATGATGGCAGGCACATATCAGCAGAGCAGAGAAAAAAAGCATATGCAACTATCAGAGACATTTCAGATTGGACAGGATATCTTCCAGAAGAAATGAAAGAGATATTGAAGTATCAGCATATGATGCGTACCGGTGATGCGTATTTCAGTCTTTCCAACTGTTCTATGGACACAGCGAGGGAATTTATCAACACGATACTGGAATTTGCCCTAGAGAACGGAATACCGCTTTCTGACAATGCAATAGAACGTACAGATGACATAGGAAGATATCTTTACTACTGCCTGTTACACAAAAAATGTGCAATCTGCGGAAAAGATGGAGAGATTCATCATGAGGATGCAATCGGAATGGGTAATGACAGGACAAAAGTAGATGATTCCAGTTATAAAAAAATCTGTTTGTGCAGAGAACACCACACACTGGCACACAGCCTTGGAGTGATCCGGTTCAGAGAGATGTATAAGGTCTATGGAATTGTTGTAAAGGATTTATAGGGTTGAAACACCTTGCCAAATGGCAGAAAGAAACCTATTCATGCAGAAAATAATATATCACGAATTATTGGAAGCTGGTTATTATCTCCGGGGTTAGTCCCGGAGAGGAAAGGGGATAAATGAAAACAATAAATGACATTCCCTGCGGACATTTGAAACCATTACCGAGACTTTATAATCCATTTGAAGATAGAAAACTGCGAAAGCAGATAGAGACAGCAAATACAAAGGATGACTGCATTATCAATGTTGGAAATGGATATTACAGACCAGTTCCGGGAGATCCAGTAGATGAAAAAGAACTGGATGAATATCTATCAAAAGAGCTGCACCGTGCCAGAGCGATACTGAAAAAACGTTTAAACATGAAAATGACATTTGAAAGGTGGCGAGAAGTTGGAGTACCTACTGATAATACCGGGACGACTGGATAACTTGAATGATTTTATCCGTGCGGATAAGGCAAGCAGATATAAAGGCGGAGAGATGAAAAAGCAGAATGAAGCTATTGTTTCTGTGTACATCAGAAAGTGCCTGAGAGACGTAAATATCAATAAAAAAGTATTTATGGAATATCTGTGGGTGGAAAAGAATAAAAGGCGTGATCTGGACAATATATCGTCATTCGGCAGAAAAGTGATCCAGGATGCATTAGTTAACTGCCATGTATTAAAAAATGATGGCTGGGAGCAGATCTGTGGATTCTCTGATGAATTTCGTATAGATGCTGAAAATCCACGGATTGAAGTTCGGATTCGGGAGGTGGAAACTTGAACTATTCCCGCAGCCCAACACTGCAATCGCCTTATGGCATGCGTTAATGTCCATAGCGAATAAAGCAGGGTGGCCAGATACGTTTACGGTAGCTTCGTCAGTCCTTGGACTTCGGTCTGGATTAAATGCATCAGCGTTAAAGAGAGCGAGAAACAAGCTTGCTACAGATGGGTTCATCGAATGGAAATCGCGCGGTGGGAATCTTGCAGCACAATATAAAATAAATAGTCTTGTGGTTCAAAATTACAGTAAAAATGCACCACAGTTTGAACCACAAAGTGAACTGCAAATTGCACCACAGTTTGAACCACAAAGTGAACCTATTAATAAACAAAGACATAAACATAAACAAAATACACCCCCTATATCCCCCACGGAAAAATTCGGAGAGTTTGCCGCAGCCTATCCGAAACGGTGTACTGGCTTTCTTGTTGAAACAGAATACTGCAATGCGGTACTGGCTGGTGTGCCGGAAGATGATCTGATAGTGGCTGCACAAAATTACGCTGTTGATTGCCGGAAGAAAAGGACACCTGATCGTTATATTAAAAATGCAGAGAATTTCTTGAAAGAAAATTTGTTTATGCAGTATCTGAAAGGAGAGAACGATGGATCAGTTGGCAGAGATACTGGAACACATGAAAAATCACTCAACGAACTTATGCAGGAATTCGGAGACACCGGAGACTTCCAGGGATTCTGATGTGTGTCCTATCTGTGAAGGGCGGGAGTGGATTTTAAAAATAAAAGACGGTGTGGAAATCGCAGTACCGTGTAAGTGCCGTGAGAAAGCGGTCATGTCAAGGCGGTTGCGATTCGCAGATATACCGGAGGCATTCCGTGGGATGGATCTGAGATTGTTTCGGATGGATGTGTACAGAAAGCAGGAAAGTAAAAAGATGGTGTCAGATGCTTGTAAAATCATAAAAACCTATCTGGATGATTTTGAGAGCCAGAAGGAAAGAGGCATGGGACTGTATATCTGGTCGAGGACAAAGGGAAGCGGTAAGACGAGGATTGCTACCGGGATTGCAAATGAACTGATGAAAAGATACACAGTCAAATTTGCAGTATCACTGACCATCCTGCAGGAAATTAAGAATACATGGCGCAGGGATGCAGCAGGCAGTGAAAGCCAGCTTTTAGATGCACTTTCCACAACGGATATTTTGATCATTGATGATTTTGGTGTGGAAGCACCGGCGGCATGGATCAACGACAAAATGTACCAGATCATCAACGAGCGTTACATAAACAAAAAGGTAACGATTTTCACGAGTAATGATCCACTGGACAAAATATCCTATGATGACCGGATCACGAACCGGATTAAGGAGCGGACATATCAGATCGCATTTCCAGAAGAATCAGTCCGGGATTATATCGCAGAGCGGATGCAGGAGGAAATCATTGAAAAAGTGATAACAGGAGGAAAAACATGAGCAATGCATTGAGAAAAAAGACAAGAAAGCTTGAACCGAAAAATTATGAGGATAAATTCACAATGCAGCGCATAGCCAGACATATAAGCGAATCTGACAATTGTTTTTGGCAGACATTCAAATCAATGCAGATGTCATGCTTTTATGTTCTGTACTATGACATAGATTTCTCAAAACAGAAGCTAAAGAATTACAACGAAATTCTTCGGAAGAATAACGAGAAAATAAAAAATGTATCCACCATTAGAGCAGAGGAAGAAAGATTTATAAAAAACATTGGGTTTGATTGTGAGACAGAAGCAAGGAATTTTCCGTACAGAGCCAAGATTCGTATGTATGGCAAGAATCCTAAGCAGAACCAGATTAAATCCGTAATTTCGAACATGAATGACGGCATTGAGTGCTATTTGGTGATTGCAGTTTATACACTGCATTACAATTACAAATTCAGTGGCGAATTGATTCGTGAATGGTGGAACAGGATGCTGGATTTTTCCAAGAACTATGTAGAGGGAATGAACGACGACCATGTTGTGAAATATTTCAAGCAGGAATGTGATTTAGATATAGCGGAGTGATGCCAATGTGAGAGATGACCAAGACAAGCGTAAAATACTGCCGGAAATGTATTTACTCTTATAAACACAGTCAGACAGAAATCATGTGTGGATATTATTTACAGACCAGATTAAGGCGTGGTTGACCGGTAGGAATGTGCGATAAGTTTGAAAAGAAAGGCAGAAAGAGAAAGGTGAAGTTGAAATGACGGATGAAACCAAGCAGGAGATAGAAGCGGCATTGATGTTGTTAAAAAATACACTGGTAAGCAATGGTGTAAGCATAGCACTTGAAAAAAAAGACGATGGATGCATTTGTTTTTTTGATACCGCAGAGTATTGTCGCACTGGTAAATATAAAGGGGTATCTGTTAAAATAACGGATTTAGTGAGGTAGAAATATGATGGAGTGTATGAAAAGCATGGCTAAGAAGCCACAGACCAATGCAGACCGGATCAGAAGCATGACGGATGAGGAACTGGCGGGACTTCTTAAAGAAGTAAAAGAAGATTATCAGTGGGCGAATCCCGACTATCCAGATTGTGAGGATTGTGGTGAATGGTTGAACTGGCTCCAGTTAGAAGCAGAATAGGAGAGAGCATGGAAGATAGACATTTATACAGAGGTAAAAGAACATTGACAGATAATATGTGGGTGTACTGGGATGGATTTAGCGGTGTACAACCCAATACAGTTATTGAAGAGGAGACAATCTGCCAGTGCACCGGACTTAAGGACAAGAACGGCAAGCTGATATTTGAGAATGACATTCTTTCAGGGCATATCGATGATGAGTTTCCAGAAGATGAGACGAGAAAGCGTGTCGTGTGGTATGAAAACGGATGGTGTACGAATGAGCCGGGCTGTGATGATTATGAGGAACTGGATGATTTTGATTCAGAGAATTTTGAAGTAATCGGCAACGAGATTGACAACCCGGAACTGTTGGAGGTGTGACTATGACAATTGATGAAGCTATATCACACGCAAGAGAAGTGGCTGAATGCCAAAAGATGTCAGCAAGACTAATCGAAGATAATGAGTATATCCCCGAATCGGTTGATAAAGAAGCCATTATATACGGAAATACTATATGTGCAGACGAACATGAGCAACTTGCTGAATGGTTGGAAGAGCTGAAGCAGTACCGAACAATCGGAACGGTGGAAGAATGCCGGGCGGCGATGGAAAAACAGAAAGCAAAGAAACCAATGCATGTAACGAATAGTTATTTTGGATACCAGAAACATAAAGAACATGTTGGTTATTGTCCAGATTGTGGGCATCAAGTAGAAGAACCTTATGGATGTCCAAATTGTTTAATAAAAATTGATTGGAGCGATGAAGAATGAGTGAAAAATTGAAGCCATGTCCGTTCTGCGGTGGAAAAGCA